CAACAGCGCGCCAACCAATGCGGCCCAGAAAATCAGTACTACCAAAAACATCAGGCAGATAATCCCCAAAACCCACCCGGCTTTCGACAGCATATTCCATCCTCCCTTCGGGGTCGATCTCATCCAGCGCGTCCAGCGCCGGGCGCAGCTTGCGTGCGATCAGGTCTTCATCGAGCGTAATGCCCTCATGGGCGCGCCCCAGATAGAACTCTGGCGGCTTGTTCTTGTCCAGCACGTCCGCGATGGTGTCGTGCAGCAGCGTCCCTTCATTGGCATAGCTGCTGCTTGGGCTGGGTGGCATTCTGTCCACCAGCGCCACGCTGCCTGGGCAGGCAATGACGCGCTTGGCGGTCGATCCGCCGACGATCCTACTATGTTGCATCGTTCACTGTCCTTTGTTTGGGTGAGTTGTATGGCACGTCAAAATTTTGGGTGCAACGGTCATTCGCATGACCAGACTTTGGTGGACTCCTTGTGCGCGCCGGCTGCGATGGCGTCTGCCAATGCAAGCGTCCAAAGCGCGGTGAGTTCAACGCCGGCGTCAAGATCGCGATCACCGCTTCTGCCCGCAGCGATTAACCGCCGCCCGCTGTCACGCAACCACGCCAGTCTGGCCCGCCATCGTGGCGCGCAACCGTTCAATCACATCATCCTGCATCGCGGCCTCCTGCGCGCTCATAGCTGCCCCTCCTATATTCAGCCACCAACGCCCGTAGGGCAGCGGCGGTCAGGGCGAGGGCCGGGGTGGCGGCGTCGCCTTGGATTCCGTCAACCTCCGCGCTCCACAAACCGTTTCCCATCATTGGGCCTTGCAGCAGGCACCCTTCAAACACGCTCAGATCAACCAGCGACATGGAGGCGTCTAGGCTGGCGGTGAAGGTAGGCGGAAAAATCGTCAAACGGTGGCCTTTAGGCCCGACCCACGAAATATCTTCACGGTCAAAGATGTGCGTTTCTCTGTCAGCGCCATCCATCGCTTCACGGTATTTATAAACGTGGCGCGTCCATCCAACGGCCAGCGCAACCACTGCATCAGTCTCCCGACACGGCCCCGCCAACGCCTGCACCTTCTCGGCCAACGCACGTAGTCCATCAGATCGGCTCATTGTCAGGCTCCTTTCACGGCGGCGATGGCTGCGCGGGCGCGTTCTTCCGCAATATCCAAAGGCTCCCACGGGTAAGCCATGCCGCTGTCTTGCCGCACCGCCGCTGCAAAACCTGTTTCGTGACAGACGGCGTAAAGCAGTCCCTCCAACGCAGCCAGCAGCCCAGCATCAGCGTAGGATCGGCCAGCGCGCTCCAGCGCGTAACCCACAGACGGCTCACCATTACCTTCAGGGTCTGGCGTGGCACTCCACACCGTTTCACCGCCAGCCTCATAGACCAACCAAATACGCTCCGGTGGCGCAACGCCACGAGCTTTCGTAAATTCCGCAATCTGTTCGGTTTGCAGCATTCCCACAACGCAGTCCGGGTCTTCCACCACTTCCGCCATGCATTTGAGGCAGTCGCCCCCGCAACTAAGGGTGGTCGGGTCGTTCGGGTCGTCCAGCGGACGCTTGCAAATCCCACACAGGTTTTCACTGGTCATGGCTGTTGCTCCCGGTTCAAGTTAGCGGCGGACTTGGCGTTGCCGTTGGCGCGGGCCTGTTCATAGATAGGCCGGCGGTGTTTGCGTAGGGCCTCACTGAAGCGGTACACGCTCCCCCAGCCGTACATGTGGGCAAGCTCCCCCAGTGTCAGGCTGTCATGGGGGTGTCCGATTGCGGGCAGGGTGGGCGCAGTGCCTGGCGGGCGCGGCGGATGGTTCGTCCGGCCCTTAGGTGCCTGTTCCTTGGCCATACGCGCATCTACAGATGCGACCTGGGACAGATGCGCCCTGATGCGCTCGTTCGCATAGATGCGCTCCCGGCGCCCGTCCGGATACAGCCACCAGAACACGCGGTTATGGATGATCGGACGGCGCGTCATGACAGCAGCCCTTGCGCGGTGCACGTCTGGCGTAGGTGGTGCGGTGCGTAACCCCAGCGCCGGGTAGCAACCCCGTATTCGGCACACAGGGCCTCAATGCGCGCGTCCAAGGCGCGGGTGGCGCTGTGCAGCCGGTCATGCTCTGCAAGCGCCGTAGCGGCGTCCTGCAAGATATCGCGCTCTGGGCGCGGTGATGTGCTGTTCATTTGTCATCCTCGATTAGTAGGGCCAGCGCCAACAGCGCCAGCGCAATCAAAAGCCCGGCCATGCTAAATGTCATCATCAGCGTCAACGGCCCGCATAGCATCGTATTGTCGCCACAGTTTGGCAATGTCGGCCTGGGCCTCGGTTAGCCGTTCGGCCAGCACCAGAGCTAGTTCGCTATCGTGCTTTGCAGCGTCCAACAGCGCCAGCGTGGGCAGGGTGCGGAGATAGTTTCGGTCGTTCAGTTTCATGGTTCATCCAATCCGCAAGACGTTAATGACGCGCCCAATATCATCGCGCTGTGAAATTGCCTGTTGATTGCCCCAAGCATGGCAACATGCGGCTGTGATGTTGCGCGACAATATCACAGGATCAAATCCCGCAAACGGTATCGCCACCACGTCTCCCGGTTGCATATGTTCAAGGTATGGCCAGTAGTGCGCGCGCGTTGTGCCGCGCTGATACCCATTGAATACCGATAGCGGCGCTTGGAACGTCTTCACATAGCAGGGGACGAAAGTCTGGCCGCTGGCCAGCATATCGGCCCGCATAGCCGGACGGTGCGGGCATTGCCCGCATATGCTAACGTCGTCTCCCGTCTTCACTGCGTGATGTGGCGCAACGTCTGCCCGGATAATCCATGTTTGGATCATGTCGCCAGTTTTACCGTTGGCGCTGGCGCTGGCAAAGCCGGTCGCAATGACAACGATGGGAGCGCCGTCAAGCGCGCTAGGGCCTTCGTACAAGATGTATCCGTTAGGCTGTGTCATGGGAGTATACCTTCGTTTAGTGGATTGGATTGTATCGGCTGTCAGATAAGCGCCAGCACGGCGATGCAGACGAACAGCGCCAGCATGGCGAGGGCGTCTTTGATCATGGCTTAGGCTCCAAGTCAGTGACGAATGCGGCGGTGAAGTGTGAGACGTTATCGTCTGGCCGGATGATAGCGATCCCATCGCTGATGCGGTCAATGGTGCCGGTACGCTGGCGGCTGATGATGCGCACTGCATCGCCGATGTTGAACGTGTCGGTCATTTGCGTTTTCCTTCGTTGCTGTGTTGATGCGCCCACCATATCAACGTCGGCAGGCTGTGCAACATATTTGTTTGCAATCTTACGAACTTGTAATGTTAGCCTGGCATTGGCGGTTTAGGCGATGCATTGTCATGGGAGCCTGGCAAAGCGCCTAAGATTTGGGGCTGAATGCACCCGCGATATCAAGGGGATAATCCAACCCTTGGCGGTTTAGGTAGTGTTTTATAGTTTCCTGATAATTAAATATATGTGTATTATATAGCTAATACAGTATGCGCTGGCGCGCGACGGCTGCGTTGTCAGCCCTCGGTTCTGGCTGCGACTTGAAACTCCGTGACAATATGACAATTTGCCTGTTTTTTCGCCGTAAACCCTTGGTATTACAGGCGAAATCCCATTGTCATGGCGATTGCCTAAAAACGCCCAAAAACGCCCTAGTTCGCCACTTGGGCGCAATTGTCACGCAAAGCCGTTCATGTTGCCCCTCTGGTTTGCGCTTTGCCTAAACCGCCAAGCCCACACAATGGCCGCGCAAGCTGGCGCGCCAGGCGATTGTTTTTGTCATGCCCAAACCGCCAAGGCAGGGAAAAAGCCCCGCGCTTGCGCGTGCGCGTGCGGCTGTGTGCGTGTGCCCGCGCGTGCGGGTGGGGGGCGGGGGCCGGCGCGCGCGTGGCTGTCACGGGCATCGTCCGCAAACAAAATTTATTTTTTATTTTTTATGCAACACAGTTTAGTGCAGCCTTGCCCGCGCCCCCCGCGTCATCTATTATGGCACCATGACCTTCTATTCCCTGCCGTTCGCACCCGAACGCCCAGAAGCCACCGAGGCGCGTCTGGAAGCGATCTACGAAGCCGCGCGCTATGGCCTGAAGGGCGATAGTCTGGCGTTGGCCGCTGGCCTCACCCCCGCGCAGTTCCGGCGCCTGTCTGAGTTTGACCCGCTGGTCGAGGTCGCGGAGATGAAGGGCCGCGCTGACGGCGAACTGTCCGCCGCCAAGACGATGTACAACGCCGCGGCGTCAGGCGACGCCAGGGCGGCGCTGGACATCCTCAAGCACAACCACGGTTGGGTGGCCAAGCAGCAGATCGACGTGAACATCGACCAGCAGATCAGCATCACCGCGGCGCTGGAAAAGGCGCAGTCGCGCGTCATAGAGGGGCTGTACACCGTAATGCCCCGCATAGAGGACAACAACAGTGCAGCAGCCAATCTACTCAGCGCAGGACGAGATGGCTCTGATGAGCCGGCTGTGGTCGCCTTCTGTCAAAGATGACCCGCTGGCGTTCGTGCTGCTGACCTACCCGTGGGGTGAGCCGGGTACGCCGCTGGAGAACTTCCAAGGGCCGCGCAAATGGCAGCGTGCGGTGCTGGCCGACATCCGCGACCACATCAAGGACAACGGCGGCAAGGTGGACTACGACACCTTCCGCAAGGCGGTGGCGTCAGGCCGCGGGATCGGCAAGTCGGCGCTGGTCAGTTGGCTGGTGCATTGGATGCTGTCCACGCGCATCGGCAGCACGACCATCGTGTCGGCCAACAGCGAAGCGCAGCTACGGTCGGTGACTTGGGCCGAGATCACCAAGTGGTTGGCGATGGCCATGAACAGCCACTGGTTCGAGATCGCCGCCACACGCATCATGCCGGCCAAGTGGATCACGGAACTGGTCGAGCGCGACCTGAAGAAAGGCACGCGCTACTGGGCCGTCGAGGGCCGGCTGTGGTCGGAGGAGAACCCGGACGCCTACGCCGGGGTTCACAACTGGGACGGCGTGATGTTGATCTTTGACGAGGCCAGCGGTATCCCCGACAGCATCTGGTCGGTGTCGGACGGCTTTTTCACGGAGAACACACCGCACCGCTTTCACGTCGCGTTCTCCAACCCGCGGCGCAACACCGGCTACTTTTACGAGACGTTCAACAGCAAGCGGGCGTTCTGGCGCACGCGCAACATCGACGCGCGCGAGGTCGAGGGAACCGACAAGAACCTGTACCAGCGCATCATCGACGAGTATGGCGCCGACAGCTACCAAGCCAACGTCGAGGTCTACGGTCAGTTTCCGTCAGAAGGCGATGACCAGTTCATTCCGGTCAATCTGGTGGACGACGCCATGAAGCGACCTAGGCTGAAGGATGAGTCGGCACCGATTACCATCGGCGTTGACCCGGCACGGTTCGGATCGGACGCTACCGTCATAGCGGTGCGGCAGGGACGCGATATAGTCGCCATCAAGCGTCTGCGCGGCGCTGACACGATGGAGGTGGTTGGCCACGTCATCGAAGCCATCGAGGAATACAAGCCGGCGCTGACCGTGATCGACGAGGGCGGCCTGGGTGCAGGCGTGGTGGACCGGCTGAAGGAGCAGCGGTACAAGGTGCGCGGCGTCAACTTTGGCAACAAGGCGCAGAAGCAGCTTATGTACGGCAACAAGCGGGCTGAGATGTGGGGTGCCATGCGCGAGTGGCTCAAGACCGCCAGCGTGCCGAACGACCGCTTCCTGAAGTCTGACCTGATTGGGCCGAAGACGAAGCCGGACAGCAAGGGGACGCTGTTTCTTGAGTCAAAGAAGGACATGAAGGCCCGCGGGCTGGCGTCACCCGACGCTGCCGACGCCATCGCGGTGACGTTCGCGTTCCCAGTGGCGCACAGAGAAGGGCGCGTTGACAAGAAACGCAGCGGCGGATATTCTCCCGGCGGAGTTGCTAATTCTTGGATGGGCAGTTAGCGCAATGGCCGACAGGAAAAAGTCTGTTTCGCTGGCCGTGGGCCGTGGGGAAAAGTTGCCCGCGTCCAAGGGTGCGGGACTGACGGCCAAGGGCCGCGAGAAGTACAACCGCGAGACCGGGTCGAACCTGAAGCCGCCGGCGCCCAACCCCAAAACCAAGGCGGATGCAGGGCGTAAGGCCAGTTTTTGTGCGCGTATGGGGGCGGTAGCAGCTAAGGCTAAGGACGGCGAACGGGCCAAAGCCAGCCTCAAACGGTGGAAATGCGCATGAAAAAGGGTCTGTACGCTAACGTCCATGCCAAAAAAGAACGGATTGCCGCTGGTTCTGGCGAAAAGATGCGTAAGGCGGGGGAAAAGGGCGCCCCGACAGCCAAAGACTTCAAAAATAGCGCCAAAACAGCGAAAAAGGGCAAATAATGCGCCGCATGACCCCCGCCAAGATGCCGATGGGCCTGAAAATGCCCAAGCCGAAGGCCGAAACGGACGCGATCCCGTTGGCGCGTAAGCCCATGCCGGGCGGCAAGGACATCGTCAGCATCACCACGCGGATGCGCGAAACTCCTACGAAGAAGTCAAAGTAAGCATATGGCCGACCCCACAGGCATGGTAGCGGCGGGTAAAGTCGCCAATGTGGGGTCAAACCCTGAGAAGGTGCCTGCGCGCGACGAAGACAAGATGGCAACTATGCGCCACCGCCTGAAGATGGCGCAGTCGGCGTATTCGGACAGCCGCGAAGACGAACTGGACGATCTGCGGTT